TCCTGCGATGGGTGTTGAGCCACTCCTCGATGGCCGACTGCCATGGGCTGTCCACCAGGTAGGTCTGGTTCTCCTGGTCCACCTGATCGGCATGGTCGCGGGTGAGGTGGTTGGGCTCACCGTTGCGATAGGCGGCCACGGCAGCCGACCAGATGGCATCCCGCTCGAGCAGCAGGCCATCGACGGGGATGTGCGGGGCAGCGGTGACGGGGATCACCCAGAAACGCCGGTTGCCGGTGTCATCGACCAGGAAGCCGGTGTCGCGGTTGGTGCTGCCGACGATGATCGAGCGCCGGGGGTAGGACTCGGTTGTGCGCTGGTAGGGGGCGCGGAATAGGTCGGTCTGCTGGGTCAGGAATGCCTTGATCTGGCCCGCGTGCTTACGGCCGGTGATGTGATCGAGCTCTGCCCACTCCATGAGCCAGGAGCGGTGGAGCACCATCAGGTCGTCCTTGCTGCCGATGTCCCGCAGGGCATCGCTGAACCAGAGGCCGCCGAGGTTGCGCCAGAAGGTGGACTTACCGCAGCCCTGAGGCCCCATGAGCACGCAGGCCGAATCATGCTTGCAGCCGGGCTCAAATACGCGCCGGACGGCGGCGATGAGCGTGGCCTTCAGCATGGCGTCGTAGAGGCTGCCGGGCTTGTCTGTGGGGCGGAGATAGGCCGTGGCGAGGTGGTCGATCGGCACCGGTGGGACGTGATCGGCGACGTGCTCGAGGTATTCGCGGACCGGATCGTGGGGGTTCTCAAGTGCGACGACGTGGACGGCATCAGCGGCGAGATCCTTGGTGACCTTGACGCCCTGCTGTGAGAGCTGGAGGTAGAAGTGCTCGATGTGCTCAATGGGCTTCTGGTCCAGCTCGATCGCCTTGGTGAAGATGTTCCAGCGGATGCGTTCGCCGAGCTGCTGGCGCAGCAACTGCAGCAGCTCATTGGACTCGAGCTTTAGCAGCTTGTCCGGCTTGGCCATAGGCTTGTCCGGTCCCAGTGGGTGGGATGACTGAGTGGGCCGCTCGGACCTGGAGGCTGGGCGGCTCTTTTCATGGCCGGCCATGTGGGCAAGGGTGCCAAGGCTGACGCCACCAGCTGAAGCGTTGAAGGTGCGCCACTTGGCATTGCATACGCCGGGCTCGAACTTGCCGGAGATGGCAGACCACTGGATCCAGTCCTGGAGGAGGCTGTCATCGCCGACGCTGTGGAGGGCCATGCCGACCTTCACCCAGGCGTCGTAGTCGTCGGCATCTGCTGCAGGGATGCGGTCGAGGAACTCACGCGCGCGGCTGCTGTCGGTCTCGGGGAGGCGAAGCAGCGGGGCCGGATCTGGCTGATGGCGCTGCATCTGCTGCAGCAGGGTGGATGGCGCTTCGGCGAGGGGCAGGTCTGCGGGAGAGCGGCCCTTGATCCAGCGGTAGGCGCCGGTGATCGGGTGCGCGCCGGCGACAACGGACTGGCAGCCGGCCCAGCGCAGCTCGAGCTGCTCGCCCTTGATCGAGGATCGGAGCTTGGTGGTTTTGATCGTGGCCCAGAAGGGCTCGGGCACCTGGTAGATGATCTGGAGGCGGCCATCACGGCCGGAGGTGACGGCCCAGGACTTGGGGAGATCGCGCAGGGGCGCGCCGATCTGCTCGAGCACCTCTGAAGCGCCGAGGCCGTCGTGATCGACAAACAGCAGGCCGCCGGACTGGGGACCAGCGACCACGCCAACGGCTACGGCACGGCCGGACTGGATCTCAGCGCTGAGCTGCTGCTTGTCGAGGGGGTGCTTCTGCCACTCGGGCTGATAGGGGCGCTTATCGTTGCCGACTGCGACTAGCCCCCAGTGATCAGGGAGGAGGTCGAATTGATCGAGGAGTGGGTGGGCGGTCATTCATCGGACCTATGGGCTCTCGGAGTTTAGGGACTAGGTAGGCAGGTTGGAAAGAGCCAGTTCAACGTCTGCAATAGAACGCGCCACTGCAGCAATCCCACCCGCGCCTTGGACCACGCCGAGCCATGCCTGCTGCTCGGGGCGGATCCGGCCGGTGGCGGTCTTGATCTCGATGCTGCAGAACACGGCCAGGCGCCTGCCCACCATGTCTGGGGTGACGGTGATGGTGCGCCAGCCGATCAGGTCAGCGCTGCCGCGCGCCAGGCCGAAGGTGACCAGCCGGCCGGTGCGGGGATCGGGCAGGCTGCCACAGTTGTTTCTGTAGAGCCTCAGGTCAGGGCGAGTGCCTAAAGCCAATCGGATCTCCTGTTGAAGGTGGGTTTCATTTGCCGACATGCATGGCCTCAAAACGCCTACGCACAGTCTTGCGCGACAGCCCAAGCAGCTCGCTCCACTGGGTCAGCGTGAGACGTTGGCCGTCATGTTCGACGTAGACGCAGCACCTCCGATTATTTTGCTGCTGCTTGCGAGTAGCCCAGCGGCAGTTTTCGGGTGAATAGCCGTGATCGTTGTCCATTCTGTCGATAGTTAAGCCTTGCGTGTAGCCGCTCGCATCAGCCCATGCCTTGAAGTTGCGATAGTCCCGCCACTCCGCGCAGACGGTGATGCCCCTGGCTCCGTAGTTGCGAAATGCCGTGTGGTCGCTGTTGTGGCAGCGACGAATCATCGAATCCCAGACCCGATAGAGCTTGCTGTTTGAGTCGGCGTGCTTGGTGTGCCGACCTCGCAGGCATCCGCACGCCAATTTTTTGCCCGTGCGTTCGTAAAGGCGGCTCTTTCTGATCACGGTGATGTTGCCGCAGTCGCATTGACAGCGCGCCATCTGGTAACGCTGGCCATTCGATGCGTCAGCCACCACGATGAGCAGGCCAAAGCGCTGGCCGATCAGCTCAGTGGGAATTGGATTTGGCAAGAAGCAAGAGGGAGGCACTGCTCCCATCTTATTACGTTCTCGCCCTTGCAGCGTGGACCCGGTGAGCCCAGCCCGGGGAGTAGCCACGCTCCTTGGCCACAGCAAGCAGCTCGGGAAGAGTGCGGGCTTTGGCTTGATTGCGGCGCTGTTGCGCACCCAATATGCGGCGATGCTCTTCCCAGATCTTCTGGTTGTGGCGTTCGATTTCAATTTGCTCCTCAACCGACTCCTCACCCCCGCAGAGATACATGCCGGGAATAATTCCGTCGTAAGTGCTTTTTTTGCGCAGTTCCTGCAACTCACCCTCTCGCTGGTGGATTTCCCGCGGTGATGCTGTGCATTGTGCTCCACAGCATGGGCAGACCGCTGCGGGCTTGAACGCTGCAAAGCATTCGGGGCATGTCCGAACCGATGGTGCTGATTGGCCTGATGCGCGCGGTGCCCCATGCTCAAGCGACCATGGCCGTACATCATCCGGCCAACCGTGACGGATGACGTTACCAACGTGGTCGAGGATGATGGCGTGCTTCTTACCTGGCGCTGGCCTAAGCACCCGGCCGACCTGCTGCAGATATAGCCCCAAGGATTGAGTGGGCCTGAGCAGGATGGCGCAGCCCGCTGCCGGGATATCGAAGCCCTCGCTCACCACATCAACGGTCACGAGGATGCGGGTCTTGTTATTGGCGAATCGGCCGACTACGGCATCGCGGTCTGAAGTATTGCCCAGCAGCAGTTCAGAGCTGATACCAACTGTTGCAAATGAGTCCCGAACTGATACGGCATGGTTGACGTTGCAGCAGAACGCGATCGCCTGTTGATCGCCGGCCAGTGTTTGGTAATGCTTGATTGCATCACCAGTCACCGTTGGTCGGGTCATGGCATCCGCGGCTTGGTCGATGGCGTAATCGCCGGCGCGTCGTTTGATGCCTGATAGATCGGCAACCATGGGTGGTGCATAGATGCGGGCAGGTGACAGGTAGCCGGCTGATGTGAGCATCTGCACCGATGGACCCTTGATCAATGTGTCGAAAACGTTGCCGAGACCTTTGCCGTCAAGTCTGCATGGCGTGGCAGTCACGCCGATCAGTGGGACATCAGGCCAGTGATTGATGATGGTCTGCCAGCTGCCAGCTGCTGCATGGTGGGCTTCGTCAATGATGATCAGATCTGGTGGCTTGGTGACCTTCTGCAATCGGCGGATGAGCGTTTGCACCGATGCGACCTGAATTGATGCGTTTGCACCACCCATCCCGGCGGCGATGATGCCATGGGCCACACCTGCATCGGTGAGCTTGCGGCTGGCTTGGGTAACCAGTTCACGGCGATGGACCAACACCAGACCGTTGCGGCCTTTGGCTGCGATTGCTTTGGCGATGGCTGAGAAGATCACGGTCTTGCCAGCGCCAGTTGGCGCCACCAGCAGGGGGGCCTGGGCGCCATTGCGGAATGCAGCGCGCAGATCGTTGATGGCCTGCTGTTGGTATGGCCTGAGCTGCATGGGGTTGCATCGTGTGAGCTGATGCTATAGGATTTAGGAGTTCCACGCAACCCGCCATGAAAACGGTCTACCACTACGACATTGAGCAAGGCACTGATGAATGGCACGCGTTGCGCCGCGGTGTTATCACTGCCAGCACGGTTGACAAGCTATTGACTGGCACCGGCAAGCCAGCCAACAACGACACAAGCCGAGCTCAGTTGTATCAACTGCTTGCCGAACGCATTACCGGTGAAAGCGAGCCATTGTTTTACAACGATGACATGGCTCGCGGGCATTTGCTCGAACCCTATGCTCGTGACTTGTATAACACTTATTACGAACCCATCACAGAATGTGGATTTGTAACAATTGTTAAAGATTCCAAAGTAATTGTTGGTTACTCCCCGGATGGCTTAGCGGGAGATGATGGTTTGATTGAAATCAAATCGCCACGTCGCAAGACGCATTTGAAATCGCTTCTTTCCGATGCAGTTCCTAGTGAGTACATCTCGCAAGTTCAGACCGGTTTGGCCGTTACAGGCCGTAAGTGGTGTGACTTTATTTCTTACGCTCCAGGGCTTCCATTATTTGTTCACCGCTGCTATCCAAATGCAAAGTTAATTCAGCAAATTTTTGAAGCAATTGAGGCCGCTGAACTACAGTTGGCGGACTTGATGTCTGCTTATGTAGCACAAAGATCTAATTTCGTATCAACGGAACCCATTCAACCCGAGCAGGAGATTGTGATCTGATGGATTTAACAACAACATTGGCCGCAAAAAGCAACCAATTGAACACTGATGATTTAATTGCCGGACCAATTACCATAACCGTATCAAAGGTCACGGCTGGCAGCACACCCGAGCAACCTGTAGCCGTGCATTATGAAGGTGATCAAGGCAAGCCATGGCAACCTTGCAAAAGTATGCGTCGAATCTTGGTGACCGCTTGGGGACCTGATGCTTCACAGTATGCAGGGCGCCGTATTACATTGTTTCGCGATCCCGATGTTAGTTATGGTGGCGTAAAAGTTGGAGGAATCCGAATTAGCCATTTAAGTAACATCGATTCTCCGCTTTCTATTGCGTTGACGGTGACACGTCAAAAGCGTGCTCCGTATCGTGTGGAACCTTTGACAGCATCAGTTGCAAAGGTCAAACCTGACAAGCCGGTTGCTGCACCTGCTGCTGCTTCTACCGATGACCTCTTCTGAGTTTTTGACTGACCTGCAACTGGCTGAGCGGTGGCACCTCCACCGCCAGACGTTGATCAGGTGGCGGTCCAGTAATACTGGGCCTGCCTTTACCAAGATCAACGGTCGCGTGCTCTATCCCCTGGCCGAGGTGGAGCAATACGAAAAGGCCAACACTATTACCCCTGACAATCAATGACTTTTAAAGCCAACGGCGCACTGTTCAAGAACACACCTGAGAAGCTGCAGGAGCGCTTCAAGGATCGCTACGACCCTAGCCGTAACTATCCGGCGTTTGATGGCGTCTTCAGCATCAAGGAAGATGACCGGATGGAGTTTGCGTCCTATGTGATGAACGCCAGCCCCAACGATCGCGGTGAGATTCCGGTCAAGATCAGCGGATGGACCAAGCAAGCGGCCAGCGGCCAGAACTACCTCAGCCTTGCCTTCGA